GTTTCTTATGAAGGAAAAGTAATGACCTCTAAAGATGGGGATAATTGGGCATTAGGTATAGTAGCTGATGGTGGCGGTTATCAAGGGAATGGTTGGTATGGTCTTTGTTGGTCACCAGAACTTGGATTATTTGTTGCTGTTGCTATAGAAGGCTCTATTAATAGAGTAATGTATTCATATGATGGAATTAATTGGACTAGCAATTCAATCACGGGTGTAGATACTCATACGTGGTTTGCTGTTTGTTGGTCACCACAACTTAGATTATTTCTTGCTGTTTCTGGATATGGAACTGCTATGACTTCACCAAATGGAATAAATTGGACTTTAATAACAGTACCATATGGTGACTGGTTAAATGTTTGTTGGTCACCGGAACTAGGAATATTTGCTGCTGTTTCTCAAAATGGTAATACTACCGGAGTTATGACTTCTTCTTTAAAAGGTCGTCCTCCAACAAGTTATAATGTGTTTGATAGTAGTTTTAATAGAATTGATGAAAATGGTAAATGGGATTTTTCAAATATAGCTGTAACAACACTTAATGTAACTGGAACATTTACAAATAGTTCGGATGACCGCTTAAAGCATAATGAAGTTGTAATTGCTAATGGATTAGATGTTATTGAACAACTAACTCCTAAGTTTTATCAAAAAACGCAAGTTATGTTAGACGCTAGTTATAATGGCGATTTAAATGGACATGCTTGGACTTATGAGGCAGGTTTAATTGCTCAAGAAGTATTACAAATTCCTGATTTGAGCTTTGTTGTATGTGGTGGTGATTATTATCAAGAAAGCTATATTTTAAAGAACCAAGGTAACGATATAAGCGCGAATGCGAATTATTATGATACAAGCTCTAATTATGACATAAGCGCTAATTATGATATATGTTACAATTTAATAAAGCAACCTTATAGTCTAAATTATAATTCAGTATTTGTTTATGGAGTTGCTGCTATTAAAGAATTACATGCAAAAGTAAAGACACAAGAAACAAATGTTTTAGATGAGCAATTAAATAATCTAATAACAAGAATTGAAACAATGGAAACAGCATTAATTAGTCACCAACAGTGAAGCCAATATTATACTATTACAACTATTGAAATAGTTTAGTAATATATTAGTATTAATATATATATAAAAAATATATATTAATGTTATAATAGTTTATGGGTTCAAACATTTTAGGTTCAATATATACAACAACTATTTCAGCTGAAAAATATATTGTTATTACTAGTCAAAATATAGAATTAAGTGGAAATGTTATTATTAGTAATGGATTACTTAATACTAATTCGCTAATTCCTAATGTACCCAATAGTGCAAGTTTAGGAAGCACTGGCAATAACTGGAGCAATGCTTATACTAACGATGTAAGTATAAATAACAATTTACAAGTAACAGGAAATGTATATATTAGTGGAAATTTAGAAGCATCAAATATATATACTAAAAGCACAATTGATGCATCGTTTGCAAATCTATATACTATAGATCATATTGATAATTCATTTCAAAATGTATATACTATAGAACACATTGATAATTCATTTGGTAATGTATATACTAGAGGATATTTTGATCAATCATATCAAAATGTATATACTAGAGGTAGCATAGATCAATCATTTCAAAATGTATATACTAGAATACATATTGATACTTCATTTGCAAATGTATATACTAGAGGAGCAATTGATCAATCACTTGCTAATGTATATACCAGAGGACATATTGATTTATCATTTGCTAATGTATATACTATAAGTCATCTTGATTTATCATTTGCTAATGTATATACAATAGAACAATTTGACAATTCATTTGCTAACGTATATACTAGAGGAGTAATAGATACTTCTTTTACTAATGTATATACTAGAATACAACTAGATAATTCATTTGTTACTAAACGTGTTGTTGAATTATCATTAAATACATTACCAGCAAGTAGTGGAGGTGGAGGAAGCAGTTCTTCAATTGTTCTTACTTCTATTTCAAATGATTTAGTTCCTTTAACAACTAATACTTATGATTTAGGTAGCACTATACGATATTGGAATAATGCATACATTAACAATTTAAGAGTGTCTAATAGAGCTTATCAAGAAATTAGTGGAGATATAACTTGGAGTGCTGTAAATGGACACTATGGATTAGCAAAAGATGCTTACCCGAGTTTAAATCCGCTATCAAGTGGAGAATTGGCAGTTAATAGTTGGAGGCGTATTACTACTAATAGCACAATATCAAACTCACAATGGAATGATGTTTGCTGGTGTCCAGAACTAAGATTATTTGTTGCAGTTGGTGTAAAAAACACAGGTTCGAGCGCTGTAATAACATCAAATGATGGAATAACTTGGACCCCTGCAACTATTACAGATACTTCTATAACATCTACGCAATGGCAAACAATTTGTTGGTCTCCACAACTTAGATTATTTGTTGCAGGTGGGGCATACTCAGAATTAAAATTAATGTATTCAACCAATGGTACCAATTGGAACCCACTACCAGATTCTGGAGTAGGTACTAATATTCTTCATATGTGTTGGTCTCCAGAACTTAGCTTATTTGTTGCTATTACTATGGGAGGTCCTCGTGTAGCAACTTCAAGCGATGGTTATAATTGGACTGAAAGATATCTATCGTCTCCATTAATTAATTCAAATTGGGATGCAGTATGTTGGTCTCCAGAACTTAGATTATTTGTTGCAGTTGCTTATAATGAAATTAAAGTAATGATTTCAAGAAATGGTATTGACTGGACACGTGTCGATATTGATGCTTCAGTATTTGGTGGGCAGTGGACTAGTATTACTTGGTCTTCTCAACTTGGAATATTTGTTGCTGTATCTAAAGCTACTGGTGGAACCTCAGCACGAGTAATGACATCTAGAGATGCTATTACATGGGTACTAAGTTCTGATATACCTGAATCGGCAACAACTTTTTGGACTTCTGTTTGTTGGTCACCAGAACTTAGAATATTTATTGGCACCCTTTATTACGCTTGGGATGGTAGTTATCGAATTTTGACTTCGGTTAATGGTATTAATTGGAAATTTATTCCTGTTGGAACTCCGACAATAAGTGATGTTGTTAGAAAGGTTAAGTGGTCTCCTGAACTTGGTGTATTTATTGCTTTAGGAGATGGTGCTGGTAGTAATCAAATAAATATTTCCTCATTAAAAGGTCGTCCTCCAACAAGTTATAATGTGTTTGATAACACTTTTAATAGTATTGATGAAACTGGTAAATGGACTTTTTCAAATATGGCAGTAACAACGCTTAATGTAACTGGAACATCTACAGGCACATCAGATGACCGCTTAAAGCATAATGAAGTTGATATTACTAATGGATTAGAAATTATTGAAAAATTAACTCCAAAGTTTTATCAAAAAACACAAGTTATGTTAGATACTAGTTATAATGGCGATTTAAGTGGTCAAGCTTGGACTTATGAAGCAGGTTTAATTGCCCAAGAAGTATTACAAATTATTGACTTGAGCTTTGCTGTTAGTGGTGGAGATTATTATCAAGAAAGTTACAATTATTATGACACAAGCATCAATTATTATGACATAAGCTCCAATTATTATGACATAAGCTCCAATTATATTAATAGAGCTAATTATGACATAATCTACAATTTAATAGCACAACCTTATAGTCTAAATTATACATCAATTTATGTATATGTATTTGCTGCTATTAAAGAATTACATGCAAAAGTAAAAGCTCAAGAAACGGCTATATATAATCGACAAGCAATTATAAATAATTGTATTACAAGAATAGAAACATTAGAACAACGCAATCAAGTGTAATAAGTAATTAGTATAATTAGTATATATATTTAAATAAAAATATATATTAATGTTATAGTAGTTTATGAGTTCTATATATGCTACAACTATTTCAGCTGAAAAATATATCATAATTAATAGCCAAAATATAGAATTAAGTGGAAATGTTATTATGAAAGAACATGTTACTATTAGTAATGGATTACTTAATACTAATTCAATAGTTCCTAATGTAACCAATAGTGCAAGTTTAGGGAGCACTAGTAGTAGGTGGAGCAACGCTTATATACGTGATTTAAGTGTTAATAATAATTTACAAGTAACAGGAAATGTTAATATTAGCGAAAATTTGGAAGCTTCAAATATATATATTAAAAGTGTAATTGATGTATCGTTTGCAAATGTATATACTAGAAGTCTAATTGATAATTCATTTGGTAATGTATATAATAGAAGTCATATTGATCAATCATTTCAAAATGTATATACTATATCATATATTGATCAATCATTTACTAATGTATATACTAGAGGTTACATAGATCAATCATATGCTAATGTATATACTATAGAACATATTGATAGTTCATTTCAAAATGTATATACTAGAATACAATTTGACAATTCATATTCTAATGTATATACCATAGGACAGTTTGACAATTCATATGCTAATGTATATACTAGAGGACGCGTTGATCAATCGTTTGCTAATGTATATACTAGAGGGTACCTAGATCAGTCATTTGCCAATGTATATACTATAACACAATTTGACAATTCATATGCTGATGTATATACTAGAATACAAGTAGATAATTCATTTGCTTATAAGCAGTTATTTGATGCTTCATATAATGCATTAGCTATAGGAGGCAGTAGTGAAAGCACATCATCTATTGAACTATCATTAGTATCATTAGTATCAAGTAATATAATTCCTTTAACAACAAATAATGTTAGTTTAGGTAGCACGTCTAAATATTGGAATAATGCATATATTAACAATTTAAGACTGTCTAATAGAGCTTATCAAGAAATTAGCGGTGATATAAGTTGGAGCGCTGTAAATGGATACTATGGACTAACAAAAGATGCTTATCCGAGCTTAAATCCATTGTCAAGTGGAGCAAAAGCGGTTAGTAGTTGGACGCAAAGAACAACAGAAGCTAGTAAATGGCATAGTATTTGTTGGTCTCCGGAACTAAGATTATTTGTCGCGGTTGCTTATAATGGAACAAATAGAGTAATGACTTCATCAAATGGAATAGTTTGGACTGCAACATTGGCATCAGAACTACAAGCAACTGAATGGATTAGTGTGTGTTGGTCACCACAACTAAGAATATTTGTTGCTGTCGGTGCTTATAGCGGAACAAAGAGAGTAATGACTTCTAGTGATGGAACAAGCTGGGTTTCAAGGACACAAGGTGTAGAAACACAAAACTGGCATAGTGTTTGTTGGTCAGCAGAACTAGGAATATTTGTTGCTGTTGCTGGTAGTAGAAGAGTAATGACTTCTAGAAATGGAATAGAATGGAGTGCAATAACAGCAACATCTTCATTAACAACAATAGCTTCTGGTGATTGGTTAAGTGTTCGTTGGTCTCCAGAACTTGGATTATTTGTTGCAGTTTCTTATGAAGGAAAAGTAATGACCTCTAAAGATGGGGATAATTGGGCATTAGGTATAGTAGCTGATGGTGGCGGTTATCAAGGGAATGGTTGGTATGGTCTTTGTTGGTCACCAGAACTTGGAT